CACTACATCATGTAAACTCTTTTTTGGTACTTCTTCCACTTCCTTTGACATAGTATCCAGTACAGTATCTATTGCCTCTGTTGTATCTGCTGGTGTTACTGCACCCGTATTTACTGGTACCTCTTCCATAACTTTACTTTCCCTACCTGCCCTACTTGTACTTAATCCCACAATCTCCTCCTTCGCATTATTCCAGCCTCGCTACTCTTACGTCATGCACCTTGCACAACTCTTTTAATTGGTTTTTACTTGTTACATGTATTGGTGTTTCACATATATCCTGATAGGTGTGAGGAGTGAACATATGAAAAAACATGCTTTTGGGAACTATTAGCAGGGTAGCCTTAGTGCCACAACAAGTTTCTTCATATCTATCTGCTACCGTATGGGTAGCTTCCCACTCCTTTTTACAATCTTCGCATTGATAACTATATGTTGGCATTACTGTAATCCTCCTAAAAGTCCTTGTGTTCTATTTACCCTAGCCTCTCTAAAACCTTTATTGTTCTGTATGTTCTTCTGTACTTCACCATATTGTTCTGCTGGTATAGCTTTACCATCATCATTCTCTTGTGCCTCTGGTAATATAGCCATAGCATCCAACCAATCGTATTCACGTAGTAGTTGTTTAATAAGATAATCTACGTTAGCACGCGGGTTTTGTATTAACATACCAACTAACTCTGTAAGTTCCTTCCTTTTAATCTTCTTGGTGATAGGAGACATATTCTCTGCATCTATCTTAATACCATACTCACCTTTGATTTGTTCTGCAGTATGTTCTACCCAGTACTTAGCACCATCTAACCCTACTACTTGTGCTACCTTCTTACCTCCCCAAAGTGTGAATACTATTTGATTTGTCTTTCTCATTATGGAAGTAAGTGCATCCACCACCATATCTCTTCTTTCATCTAATCTTAATTCCTTACCTGCTTGTCCTATATTAACTTCAGTAGCAGTACGTCTACCTTGTGGTATAGCCCCACTATCTGCTCTACTAAATCCTACCATTTCCCTTACATCCTGCCTAATACTATCTACCCACATTTGGAACTCTTGTGGTATGTGTGGTTGTATTGTAGCTACTGCTTGCTTAGGGTCTCCCTTTACTTTCACACATGGACCAACTTCTCCACTAAGCATCTTAGCTATCTCCCCATCATCTATCATATTCTCTTCCACAAGGAACTTAACTAATGCAACCCTTCTATGGTACATAGCCTGTGTACGAGCTTCATTTATTTCTAACTGTTGTGGCTCAATTATAGTACAATCACTTGGTCCCCAATAGTAATCAGGATCCTCGTTGAATGTTAAATCTACATATGGTAATCCATCTACCTGCAAAATATCATGCTGTGGTGGACGGATGTATTTATCATGACTAGGCACAATTACACTTACTGTCTGTGTGCGTCTGTCTCTAATTTCCCACATCTCTACCCAAGCCATGTTCTGTATTAATTCCTGAAAGAAGTTACCTCTATGTGTATTGTTCTTAAGTAAACTCCCTAAATGTGTGCCTTCTAAGTCCGATGTGTTAATATACTTCTTATCTTGTTTTAAATCTGCTAATGGGCGCAGTATGCGGTGGGCTATCCAGGGGGATTCGTCTAAAGTACGAACACCAAAAGGCACAACTATATCATTAGGGTCTACACGTAAGACCCAAGGGGCACCAGGGGCTACGTTAGTATTATACTCTATATTCTCACCCTTATTGTTTACACTAGTTGTAGTAGCATTTAATGTGGGGTCTATATCTGCAGGTTTAAAACCAAACTCACTATCATAACCTAACTTCCATATAGCTCTATTTGTAAAGTAACAATCTAATAAAGAAGTCTTTATCTGTTTCTTTACTCCCATTTCCTGTATTAGTAAGTTATCTATTGCTTGTACTATACGTGCATGGTAATCCATACGTACTTGACCACCCATAGTAGGGCGTGTAGTTACATTAATATATGGGTCACGAAAGTATAAGTTAGGTATAAGAGAACGTGCTATGGTATAGGTAATGTTGTATGGAAGTATTCCTCCATCAGTAGTACCATCAAAAGCAGCAAACTTACCACGGTAGTAATCCTTGTAAGTAGCCCACCTTTTACTTTCACCATAGTCTTCCTTGTATTTTATACCTCTCTCTATAGCTTCACTCCATTTGGTAATATCTTCACTATGTGCCATGTTACCTCCTATTTACCCATTTTTGTAAAATAAAAACCCATAGCAATTTCTACAAAACTTACAAAGTTCCACAGTAAACTACCGGCACTTATAACTATTGAGGTTTTATTTGTGTGGTTGAAAAATAATCCCCACAGAAATCCAGTATCTTTATTTATTAATATTGTATATGTTTGGTCTGGTCTCCATACTACATGCCATATTACTACAAAGCAAAGAGTTCCAGCTAACATTAGTATTAACCATCTCCTAGTTACCTTACTCCACTTATCAGCATTGTCTACACCACCTTGCATTATCTTCAATTTTTCCATATCAACATTGGTACGTGCTAGGTCATGTTGGTTCTTCATATCTAACAGTTTGCTTACAGTAGCCCATGCACCCTTAAGCACACTACCTGTTAGTATGTTCATTATTAATGCTGTCATTTTTCTTCCTCCACACTAGCACTATTTAATATATTTAGCTACCAAACTTTCTTTACTTTTATTCATCTTTAGTGTTTTGTAGTAAGCGCCTTTAACTTTATCCCAATGGCGTTTACCTGCAATTTTAGTAGCAGAAGCTTCTGTAACTCCTTTGTCTAATAAGTCCTGTACTTCCTCGCCTAAAGTTTTAATACTCATAACTCTCCTTTAATTATAACTGTTGTACTTCCACCTGGTTAACTAAATTATCACTAGCATTTAATAGTACTATAACACTACTTACTAAGTTATCAGTAGCTCCAGTACCAGCAATTACCATACCCTCACCCATACCAGTAAGTTCTAGAAAGGGTGCAGTACCTGTAAGTGTTATTGTTATTGTATCTGCAGGTATTAGTACTGGAAAGGGTGGAGCATATATACATGAAGGCCCAGTACTATCTGCTTTCATATGTATTGTTTGTGTTATACCAGTACGTCTATCTGTCCATGTTAGTACTAAAGAAGCATCATCACTTCCTGGTGTAAGTATAACAGATTGTAACTTATCCATATTGTGTACTACATAACCATTACCTAAACTACTAATTACTTCTCCCGCAACATCAGGCATATTAAATCTCCTTATTTTTTGGTAACTTCAAATATTGAAGGTACCATACGTTTTTTACTAAATCCATAATTCCTACGTCCACTTTTGTTCCTACATAAACTCTCCAACATATCATCTACTGTTGGTAAGTTACTTCGCTTTTCCTTCTTTACTTCCTTCTTTGCAGGCATTATAGGTTGTACTCTCTCTATCTGCCATGCTAATGCGTCTAATATATCATCATGTATACTGTTGGGGAATGTTATAAGTTGTTTCTCCAATTCCCTCATACCTCGTTTGTGGTACATGATTCTATTTTCATATAATGGTTGAAGACGTTGACGTATACGTCCTTCTTTATTTTTACCTTTAGTTTTTACTGCGTCTATAACTACATGTCCACCTCTTTTAATTGCTTCCTGTTTGAACCCATATTTAAGGTGGGCGTATTTATCTATTTCTATACGTATCTTTGTAGCACCTAACTCATCCGCCATATCAAATGCTTTTTGTATTACCTCAAAGTCTCTATATCTTCCTGTATCATATTTACGTACATAGCGTCCTTTCTTACAATGTTTCATACCAAGAATGGCTGTGTAATCTTGTGTCTTGTTACCTGTTGGTGGATCTGCCGGGTCAACTGTAATTACTGTATCCCCATCTTCAGGTAATTCCTCCTCCGTGTAATATTGTATAAACTCAGGGTTGAAAGTCATATTCTCTTTAGCTAGAGGTCTATTCATATACAAGGCTGCATACATGTATGGTCCCATACCTGCTCTGATACTATCCAAGCGTTCACGGGAAAAACGTTTGTATGCTGGGTTACCATCTTCATCTTCTGCTGGTACATCAAATATCTCATAGCTTTTATGTCTTTTGTTTGTTCTAGCTTCTTCCCTGTCCTCTTCAATCACACGGGCAATATGGTCATAGTCTGTCCACCTAGTACCAACTATAAGTTGTTCATCATAATCTTCACCTATGAGTAGAGGTGGGGATAGTTTGTGAAACCCCACCGCTTGCTCAATGTCATTACGGTTCGGCATACTCTCTTCCCCGGTCATATCATCTTTTTTAGGTGCGATAGTATCGTCCTCTATTATAACATTAAAATGCCTCCTGATGATAGTACTACCAATTCCAGCACTCTCAAAACTTCCGTCTGGATGGTCGACTGGTCTATTTAAACATGCACACTCATCACTCCAACGTACCTTATTAAAATCTGGTATACGTTCGGGAAAGAGTGCAGAATACATTTGGTTGTTAGCTACTATATCTTTTATACTATGGACTGTCTTACCTGCGTTTGTACTTGTGTTACTTACAAGAAGACATCTGCAATCTGGTATGTTAGTTGCTTTCCATAGTGGATAGAATGTACTTGCTATGGTTGTTTTCAAATGTGTACGTGCAAGTATTACTATCTTCTTATTACCACTGTATTGTAGGAAATCACATAACCTTCTATGGAATACTTGGTCATAGTAATCAGGCGGCATTAAGCACTGTGTGAAGAACCAGAAATTCTCTAGTGCTTTTGTTACTGCCCACTCTAATTCTTTTCCTTGTAATACAGCCATATGTACTCCTATATATCTATAATTACTTTCTCTTTCTTTTCCTTCTTCTCACTACCTACATTTACCAACGGCAAAATTGTTTTCTCCAATTCCCCATCCCTATGGACATGCATCTCCCCAATAGCAATGTTTATAGCATTTACTACACCATCAGTAGTCTCAATAGCTGCTGCAGTATTATCTGATGGTGACTTACCATAACCACCCCTATCCAATATCTCCAATGCGGATACTTGACGTACTCTCTCACTAGTACCCCCATCCCTTAAATTTACTATTGTACGTAGGGAAGCATTTGCCTCCTGTTCCAACTGTGCACGTATACCACCATCCATATGCGGGCGAAGTACTTCCATCTGCTCCACATCCTTATCTATGTTTGCTTGCATCTCTTTATATGCTTGTTGGAATACTGGACTATGGGAAACTACCGAAACACGGGACTTTGACATTCCTAATTGTGCTGCTGCTTCCATTGGTGGAACCCCAGCCGCAAGTTTACGCATGAGTGCACGATGACGGTTATTTAACTCCGCACACTGTGCCCTTTTTGTACTTTTACTGTAATCTCCATCCAATCCCAATCTAGGTGTTGGCATTTGCTACCTCGCTTTCTATCTATGTATATTAGTATGTTTATGCTTATAACGGCAAACTATGTGTTTATAAGAAAACTTGCTTTCTAAGCTATTATAAATATATGTGTGTGTGTTTGTATGAGTTTGTGTGAGTAAGTAGAAGGGTGTTTGCCTATGTTTATAATATAGCATATATAATAGATGTTTGTCAATAGCAAAATGCAATTATTTTAAAATAAATTTTTTAGCTTATAACTTCAAGAATTATAATTATAGACAAGTAAGTAAAATATGATATATATTATTAGCATACCAAACGTGTATATGGAGGGTGGCTGGGTGGGGTGTTACCTTTTATAAACATCTTAAGCATAATGGTAGTAAGTAGTTACGGCATTTTCTTTTTACATACCCACTATTCTATATTATTACGGCAAGTAGTATACAGTATTATGGTGTGGGTATTTATAGTTTGCAGTGGGTAGCCTGTTGTATGTGTGTTGTGTGTGTTGTAGTATAGTGTGAGTCTGTTGTAGTTTGCGGTGCGTGTGTTGGTAGTGGGTAGTTTGTTGCATGCTGTGGTAGTGTGTTGGTATGTTGGTAATTAAAGGGACGTTTCTATACTTGTAGCAAACTGCATAAATTCTATGATCCATTTTCTTATTTACTCACAAAACAAGGCTTATTTTACTTTATAAACATATTTAGTATAGACAAAAAAATACCCTGTAATTATAGGCTACAGGGTATTTGTCTATCTATGCTTATCTACTATATCTCAGTAAATACCTTTTCTGATACTTCCTTGCCTTCTTTAGCTAGTCTTTTCTTTGCACTAACTCTTT